GCTCGCGAGGTGAATCTGTGACCACGAAACGAACCAAGATGAAGCTGTCCGAGGCGATCAAGCGTCGCAACACGGTGAACATGCTGGAGTTCGACGACGACAGCGGGGTGTTCGCGCTTGTCGAGAGCAGCGGCAGGGATCTGGAGTCGGCTCTGCCGTGGGCCAACGACCCGGAGTTTGCTGGCGCGTCTCTCTGATCTAACATTGATTGTCGGTTCGTGTTGACGCATAATGACCGTGTGTCTGACGAACTACTACAGGTGAACGACAGCCCTGAGCTTCGTGCCCTTCGGGAGTGCGATTGCATCGGGGATGTAGACGTGATGCTGCTGAACCCGGCAGAATATTCCGTCGTGGACGTGGCGCATTTCGTCGTACGCGAGATGCACGAGATGGCCGGGTACGACATGCCGGTCGTCGAATCCGCGTGCGAGCAGCACAGGCGGGATCTCCGGAAGGGCGTTGTAGAGCCTGGTGACCCGTCTCTGTGCTCGGCCTCGGTCATGCGCAAGATCAGCCCAGCGCAGGTGGCGCAGATCAACTACCGGCGCTCGAATGGAGGAATCGACGCGCGCATCGAGCTTGAAAGCTCGTACTTGGTCATGCGGGAGAGACTCGGGTGGATCATGGACAAGGAACGGGAAGCGGACGCGCACAACCCGGATCTGGTCAAGGAGTTCATGGCCATCAAGGACGTCTTGAAGGAGTACGCAAAGTTGGCTGGCCAAGATCCTAGCGAGGGGAATGGCGTGAGTGTGAGTGTGAACGTGGGCGGCGGCGCCACGCGCAGGGTGATCGAAGATCCTGAATCCAGGCACAAGGTGTTGTTGCTGGTGTCCAAGATGAGGGAATTGGGAGCCGTGGACGTGATCGACGCGGACGGTGTGGAATCCGTGGAGCACGATGGCAGTCGTTAGCGTCAACGGGCGGCCGAAGTCGATCCGAACGTTCGAGGAGGAACTGGCAGATCTCGAAGAGCGCATGGGTTCGCTGTCCGACGACGAGCGTCATGTAGCGATCGCGCTGATCAGCCAGTTGCGGTCCGGAGACAGTTCCGCATTCGATTCGATCTGGAGCATGGACTTCGAGCGTGAGCCAGTCGATCCGCGCACGTTTTTGACCGACGAATACTACATCGGCGCCACGGGATCGAACATGTGGCCGAAGCTGATGGACGATTTCGAGGAGCTTTTCTCGGGCGGGTACTCGGAGTGCTGCCTGGGTGGATCCATCGGGTACGGCAAGTCGTTCTTCTCATCCTGCGCGCTGGCGTATGTCATCTACCTGATGAGCTGCCTGAGAGATCCCCAGTCGGCCTACGGGTTGGCACCGGGGTCATCGATTCTGATTGCGTTGTTGTCCATGACCAAGGAGGTCGCGCGCCGAGTCTTGTTGGCCGAGTTGCATGCCAAGATCGAGCAGAGCACCTACTTCAAGGAGGTTTTCCCGTTCAAGTACGCCTCCACCATGTACGAGATCCGGTTCCCGAAGCACATTACGGTCGTCGGTGGTTCCACCACGTCGACCGTGATCGGCGGCAACGTATTCTCGGCGTTCATCGACGAGTCGTCGTTCATGGGTGACAGCCGGATCTTGGACCCGAATGGCAAGGTGGTGTCCGTAGATAGGGGCAAGCAGATCCACACTGGCATCATGCGACGCATGAAGTCTCGGTTCCAGAAGGTTGGAAAGCTCCCTGGGGTTCTGTTCCTGGCGTCATCGAAAGAGCGGCCGGTAGCGTTCGTGGAGGAGCGCATCAAGGATGCCCGCGAGAATCAGGACCGCACAGTCTTCGTACGCGAGTACGCCACGTGGGATGTGAAGCCAAGGGATCAGTTCGCGCCCACGTCGTTCCGGATTGCGGTGGGCGACGGCATGACGCGATCCGTCATCGATCCTTCCGACGAGCTAGCGGCTCACTACGAAGCACATGGCATGCGCGTCATCGAGATCCCGGACAATTATCGTCTGGACTTCGAGCTGGATCTGGAAGGTGCTCTGCGCGATGTGGCTGGTGTTGCAACCGAGGCCGTCAGTCCGTTCATTCATCGCGTTGAGAAAATCGGAGACGCTATCCAGGACGACCTGCCGAATCCGTTGGACGTCACCGAGTGGATCGCCGGAAACCCGTTGGCGTTCCATTGGGGTCGCGTGTCAGACACCTACAAGGTGAAGCTCCCCGGCGGGTTCGAGGAGATGCGGTGGAGGGCCAAGAGGCACCCAGGTGTGTTCCGTCACATCCACATCGACCCGTCACTAACCGGAGACTCGGTCGGGTTCGCGATTGGCCACATCGCTGGAGACGTTGAGGTAATCCGCCGAGACTCGCTCGGCGTCTCGTACTCCGAGCTGGCGCCCGTCATCGAGACGGACTTGCTGCTCTCGATTCACCCTCCTCCGGGAGACGAGATCTTCCTTGGAGACTTGCGCGCCATCGTCTATCAGTTTGAGGCCCACGGATTCCCGGTCCACAAGGTGACGTTGGACAGCTACCAGTCGGCGGACAGTATCCAGCAGTTCCGTCAGCGTGGCATTGAGTCCGAGGTGCTGTCGGTGGACCGAACTACGGAGCCGTACGATGTGATGAAGTCGGCACTTTACGAAGGGCGGCTACGACTGCTGCGCAATCCTGTTCTGATCAAGGAGATGCAACAGTTGCAGCGCATCCCCAGGGTCAAGAACGCAAGCAAGTTCAAGGTCGACCACCCGAAGGCGGGCACCAAAGACTTGGCGGATGCCGTGGCTGGACTGGTGTTTTCGCTATCCCAGGATCCTCCGGGGCAGCCGATCGATCCGATGAAAATCGGAACACACGATGACAAGGATGCCGATGGATGGGTTTCTGGGGGCACTCGTGTGGTAAGACCGAAGCCGGAACACCGAGGGCCGCTGCCATTCGTGCGTGGGTGAGATGAGCAACAAAAAAGACAACCTGCTTGAAGGCTTCGTCCGGGGCACCGTGGATGGCGTGCGCAGGTATTTTGCGCATGCACCGGCCAGGCAGTCATCGGCGCTGAGGCGTGGCGGCCTCCCGAACGTGGAGCGCGCTGGTCTCCCGTACACGGCGGCGACGCAATTCGGGTACGACAACATGTCGGACCATCTGCGTATCGATCGCGACCTGATGACACGGTACGCGGACTACGAGGACATGGATGAGACGGTCGAGGTGAGCGTCGCCCTGGACCTGTACGCGGATTCGGCGACCATGCCGAGCTTGGACCACCACCACTCCATGTGGGTTTCGAGCGACAACGATGCGATTCAGAAGGAACTGAACGGCGTTTTGTACGACCGTCTCTTGGTAGACGAGGAGGCATGGGGCAGCACGCGGACGCTCGCGAAGTACGGATCGAACTTCGGCGAGATCCTAGTGGGCGAACCTGGCGTCCTTGGCATCCAGTTCATGCCTCCACCCACGGTTCGCCGAGTAGAAGACCCTCGTGGAAATCTGATTGGGTTCGTTCAGGACACGCGGGGCGAGTTCAACATCACCGTGGACGACTACTACAAGCTCGCCAAGTCCAGGAGCGATGGCCCGTACTCACGTGCTCCCGGCGAGATGACACCGTTTGAGGACTGGGAAGTCGTCCACTGGAGGCTTCGCGGGAAGCACATGCGCTCGACGTATGGTCACGGAGTGATTGAGGCCGCGAGGTACACGTGGAAACGGTTGCAGCTCCTCGAAGACGCGCTACTCATCTACAAGCTACAGCGGGCTCCGAGCCGGTTCCTGTTTCATGTGGACATTGGCAAGATGGACGCCGAGCGTGGAATGGCTCGGATCAACAGGGTCAAGAGCCAGTTCAAGCGCAAGCGATTCGTGAATCCGAAGACGGGCAAGCTCGACATGAGGTTCAACCCGCTCGGCATGGACGAAGATATCTTCGTTGCGTCGAGAGACGGCAAGCATCTCACGGACATCGAAACCCTTCAGGGGCCCGACTACAGCGAGACGGATACGCTAGAGTACCATCGGTCGAAGATGGCGGCGGCTCTCAAGATCCCAAAGTCCTATCTCGGCATGGGGGAAGGCGACGCCAACACGGCCTTGTCGAGTAGCGATATCCGTTTTGCGCAAACGGTCATGCGTGTTCAGGCGGCTGAACGCGCCGGATGGCGCAAGGTGCTGCGTGTCCACATGCTGGCCATAGGCAAGGATCCATCGGACAACCGGTTTGACGTGGCCATGTCTGTGCCATCGCAGATTTTGGAGTTGGCTCGCGTCGAGGTGTTGAGTGCCAAGGCCGACTTGGCGGGCCGCATGGGTGAGGACGTGTCTTCGCGATGGGTCATGACCAGGCTCTACGGGTTCTCAGAACGCGAGGCAGAGCAGGTGATGAAGGAGAAGGCGGACGAGAAAATGGTGAAGGCCAAGGCGGAAGCCCAGGCGCAGGGGTTTGCCAACGAGGACGTGGAACCACGTCTGTCAGAGTTCGTCCATGCTACGCCAAGGGAGCCGTGGGACAAGGAATTTGAGGGGATCCGAAAGCACGACGCTCGTCTCGACTCGAAGATCGAGGCGACACTCAAGAACGATAGGGCCATGCGCAACAAGCTCGTCGAGCTAGGATCCTTGATGAAGGACATTCGAGCAGCAATGGTCTCTTAGTGGCCATATGTGTCACGCAATGCACTTATGACTTGACGTTTTCGCCACGGCGTGCGAGCGTTCGTGCGTGACCAACAAGTATGTGGATGGAGATTTCCTGCGGAGTCTGCTTGCGGGCAGCTTCGAGGCCATGATTTCCAACGTGGACCAGGTTGCCACCGAGAGCGCGGATTTGTTCCGTAGCGAAGGTGAAGAGGACGTCCGCGTGTTGGGAACGTACCCAAACCATCTCATCGTCGCGAACAGCGCGGGCGAGTTCTTCAAGGCTGAGTACTCGGTCGAGGGCGACGAGATGAAGTTGGGCCAGGTCAAGCGCATCGACGTCCCCGTCAAGGAGGCGTCGGAGCTTTCGCAGGATGCGCGTCGCGTGAGCGAGGCCGTTGTGGACGCGATGTTCTCTGGCGAAGACGGTGTCGCCATACAGGGCATCGAAGAGTTGCACTCGCTTGTATCTCGCGGCGTGAAGCTGACCATGGACTCCGTGATGGAGGGCGTTGTCAGGGCGACATCGGATGACAACGCTTGGGTCCGCGAGTGCTCGGCGAACGAGTCTGACATGCGCAAGCTCGCGGGATCCGCTGCCCATGCCAACCTCATTGCTCCGCGCTTCGAGAGCATCGAGGAGTCCAACGAGACGGTGGACCGCGTGATCATGTCGTCGGCCAAGAAGCTGGCCGGGTTCTGCGAGGAGGTGTCTAACCGCATCGCCGTTGCCCAGGCATCAATCGACGGCGGCATCGATCTCGACACCGCAGCGTTGTCTGAGTACGTGCAACTGGTTGCATCTCTGTCCGAGAGTCTGTCCGAGATTCTGGGATGCCTGAGCGATGGCCTGGCAATCTCCGAGGGCACGGATTGCATCGGGCTGGCCCGCGTTCATGACGCGGTGGCGGCCAAGGTCTACGAATTGAACCTATCCTCGGCGTTCGTCGAGGGGGTCGCCCTGAAGTTCGCACCATCGAAGGTTGCGTAGGAGTCACGCCATGTCTGCCATGTTCACCAAGAAGATCATCTCGCTCAAGGAAGATCTCGCCGCTTCTGGCATCGACTCCGACTCGTTCTTCGGCGAGATCAACCGGAATGTCGCGTTGCTGGAGCGCGGATCGACGCCGAATGTTGGCAAGGTCAGAAGTCCGATGAAGGACGAGATGGCTGACGATGACGCCTGCGACGACGACGAAGAGAGCGCCAAGGTGCCCAGCAAGAAGGGCAAGTCTGCCTACGCGAAGAAGGTCGAGCTTTCCAAGAAGGAAGCCAAGGATCCAGAGGCTTTGGCTGCTTGGGTGGCTCGGCAAGAGTTGGCCAAGTGGGATGCCAAGGGCAAGGCCGAGGGCTTCGACGTGCTCGACGTGCTCGCCATCCTCAAGGAATCCGACGGTCTGTCGGAGGCTGACATTTCGTTCCTGGTCGACATGGCGGATGTGGACGAGGACGGGGCGATGATGGGCGAGGCTCTCCGCATCGTCAAGCTCAAGCGCAAGACTGCGTCCGAGCGGAACCAGGAGAAGCGCGAGCGCAAGAAGCATCGCGGCTCGATCAAGCGTGCCGCGAAGATGTACTACAAGCGCAACCGTCGCAAGATCGCGAAGAAGTTGAAGCGTCTGCGCCAGAAGTTCGGTGGATCTGCTGGATTGGCGGCCAAGCAGGCGGCGTTGTCGCAGGGCCACAAGCGGCTTCAGATGGCGGGCGTCGACGAGCTGAGCAACCTCCGCGAGGAGTTGGCTCAGGCCACAGGCATTCAGTCTGCCTCGGCAGACATGAGGCTGTATGAGGAGGCCGTGATTCGCGCTGGCCTGCTCAGCATGCGCCTTGGCGAGGTTTTCGAGATGTCCGGTGACACTGATAGTGCCGAGATCCTGTACCGACTGAGCGACATGGCGTGCGACCTGTCGGAGTCCGTGATGGGCCTGGAGCAAGATGAAGTGTCCGAGAAGGACACGGAAGAGTTCGGCCGCATCCTGGCTGGAGTCAGCAAGGCCATGCAGGCGTACGAGGGGATGGAATCTCCATCCATCTGGGACATGGCGGGGCAGTGAAATGGATTCTGTTGGAGGTGCTGCTGGAAAAAGCACGCCTCCGACGGACTGCCTATCGAAGCGGAAGGCTAGAGAAGCTGGGTATTGGGACAGCGAGAGACATGATCGGCTTTGAAAAGCGGGGAGCGAAGAAAATCGTTCCGAGCAGGGCAAGGCCCACGCACAAAGACCGGATTCTCGACCGGTCTCCCTTTCGGTCCAAGACCAGCAAATCGCGGATGTGGTAAATGGCACAACTTCTCATCGACACCATGGATCTCGTGTTCTCCTTGGAGGAATCCAAGGACGGGGACAAGAGTCGTCTTGTAGCCCGTGGCGAGTTCGCTCGTTCGGATCGTCCGACGGCCAATGGGCGGTTGTACAACGAGTCTCTGTGGAAGCGTGAGATCGGTCGACTGAACGAGTCGATGCGGGACAACCGGTGCTATGGGGAGCTTGACCACCCGGCTGATGGCAAGACCAAGCTGACACGCGCGAGCCATCGTCTGACCGGCTTGAAACTCGTGGATGGCTCCGTGGTGGGCGAGGCGAAGATCATGGACACGCCCAACGGGCGCATCCTGAAGACCATTCTGGATGACGGTGGAAAGGTCGGTGTATCGAGTCGTGGATTCGGATCGACCAAGAAGCTGGCCGACGGAACGGAGGAAGTCCAAGAGGACTTCCGGTTGCAGACATTCGACTTCGTGGCGGATCCGGCACAACGCTCGGCCTACCCGGAGTTGTTCCGTGAAGAGCGCGAGAAGATCGCTCGGTTCGAGGAGGCCAACGTGGATCTGGACATGAACACTCTCAAGAAGGACTACGCTGGTCTGGTCGAGGAGATCCAGGAAGAGACTCGCCAGAGCCTCTCCGAGGATCTCGTGACCCGAGAGTCGCTGAACGAGGAGGTCGGCAAGGCTGTCACCCTCGCGGAGTCTCGTGCCGAGAGTCGTCTCAAGGAACGCTTCAGCCGAGAGCTGCGACGGCATGTGGAACGTCTCGACGAGGCGGCCTACGATCGCGCGCGCAGCGACCTGTTGAGCGACCCGGAAGTGGCAGCCTCCCGTCAGATCGTCGAGAAGATCGCATCCCTGGTCACGTCGTTCTCTGCTCCGCACGATGTGCAGGAGAAGCTCGATCACATGGCTGGAGAGCTGGATGACCTGAAGGGCAAGCTCGCGGAGCGTGAGCTGGAGATCCAAGCGTACACCCACAAGCTCGAAGAGATGGGGGCCATGGCCCGCAAGGCTGCCTACAGTCTGCATCTGGAGCGCAGTCTGCGCGATGATGAGTCGCGGGACACCATCGCCAAGCTCGTTGGAGACGTGTCTCAGTACGAGAACACGGAAGAGATGGACGAGCGAGTGGACGCAATCCGTTCCGAGTTGGCAAACGCCAAGGAAGAGCAGACCGTGGACACGTCCGAGCGTGATGCCATGGACAAGCGGTTCGTGGAGTTGGAATCGCGCCTGGCATCGTCCGAAGAGCGTGCTGCCAAGGCCGAGGCAGACGTCGTCGCGGCCAACTCCCGCACTGAGCGAGCCATCTCCGTAGCGGAGAAGAACAAGGTCAAAGCTCACGTCGCGACCGAGTCCGCGCGGTTCGCGAACGCGAGTGAACTCGTCTCGCTCTGCGAGAGCGTCAACTCGGTCGAGAAGGCCGATGCGATCATCGCCAGGCACGGCAAGATGAGCCGGTTTGCCGGGAGTCTTGACGAGAGCATGGCCCGCAAGATCCGGGAGCGTATCGCTCGCGGCCAGGATCACGACGCAAGCCTGGAGACTCGCGCTCCGGCACGCACAAAGTCTACGTCATCGCTCATGGAGAGCATTGGCATCAGTGACGAAGAGTTCACGCGACTCGCAGGTATCTAAGCTCGCAATCTGCGAGAGAAGAGGAAACATGGAAGCCAGGGACATCATGGAAGCCAAGGCACACGGGACCATTCGTGATGAGTCCTTGGTCGGCCAGCTCGTGGAGAAGTGGTCTTCGGCCGGAATGCTCAAGGGCATCGGCGATGACTACACGAAGAAGGCGTTCTCCGTCATGCTGGAGAACCAGCTCGACGACATGCACAGGCACATGCCCGCGCACTTGCGCGGCAAGGGTCTGACGGAGGACACGCTCAGCCAGAACGCCGGAGAATACACCAAGTACATCTTCCCGGTGCTCCGACGGGTGTTCCCCAACCTGATCGCGAACGAAATCGTTTCGGTGCAGCCGATCACGGGCGTGGTCGGAGCGATCTTCTACTTCGAGTACAAGCACGGCAAGTCCAAGGGACAGACTGTGGCTGGCTCGAACCTCATCCAGAACTTCGACCATGAGTACAGCTCGGAGAAGATCACTGGAGAGACCGTTGCGGTTCCCGACGGGGTGGCATTCGGCGGCGCTGGTGCCGCGCTCACTGCCATCTTCCAGTACTCGCCGGTTCGTCCGCTCGACACGGCCAACGGTGTCAGCGTCCTGATCGAGGACACGGATGCGGACGGCACGGTGATTCAGTCGGCCACGGACGACGGGTCCGGTGGATTCACCGGGGACACGACCGCAGGCACGATGAACTACGCGACCGGCCAACTCACCGGTTTCCTGTTCACGGCAGCTCCCGCCGCAGGCGCAGGTCGCACCATCAAGGTGACGTACTCCTACGAGATGGAAGCCAACAAGCAGATCCCGGATGTCTACCTGGACATCGGCTTCGAGGCGATCAAGGCCAAGAGCCGAAAGCTCAAGGCCCGCTGGTCGAGCGAGGCGGCCGATGACCTCCGTTCGATGCATGGCATCGACGCAGACACCGAGATCGTCAGCGGCCTGAGTCAGGAGATCAGCCTGGAACTCGACCGTGGCATCATCGAGGAGTTGTATACGGCTTCCGCTGGCATCACCAACACGTTCGACTTCACGGTTCCGGCTGGTCTCAACGAGACCGACCACATCCGTGCCGTGCTCACGCGCATGAGCAACGTGAGCTTTCAGATCAGCAAGCAGAGCCGTCGTGCTCCCGCGAACTGGTACATCACCTCGCCCGAGGTGTCGGCGCGCCTGGTACAGCTCCAGACCCACCAGGACTTCCGTCCGGTGTTCGTTTCCAACCCAGAGAACCCTCTTGGACCGGCGGACAACACGGTCGTGCCCCAGAGCTACGGCCCGATCACCAGCCACTACGGCATCCAGCGGCTCGGCCCGATGGCGAACAAGTGGCTCGGCTACCAGGATCCCTACTTCCGTTTCAACCAGATCATGCTGGGCCTACGTGGAAACGGCTACCTGGATGCTGGCTTCGTCTACAGCCCGTACGTTCCGCTCCGTGTCTCGGCGACCCTTCAGGATCCCGAGGACGACACGAGCCGGAAGGGACTGAGCACTCGCTACGCCACCAAGCTGCTCCGCAGCGAGTGGTATGGCCGGGTCACGATCACGGGCGGTCTGTGATCGACTGCTGCTGATGCAGCAAAACAGCAAGGGCTCCGTGGGTAACGCCACGGAGCTTTTTGCGTTTTGTGTTCGTATGGCCGTGGTTGATGCTGTAGTATGCGAGTGAAGTTGAATCCCTGGTCCAGGAGGACATGATGAGTAGGTACACGAAGGCGGACGCGTACAAGGGGAAGCACCTTTCCTTGTTCCTTGGCAACTCGGATCACACTGTGCAAGACAACGAAATACTGGTCGGAGACCAGTACAACCGGTTCGTGAGCTTGGGTCTACTCAAGCGGATCCCGGACGCGAATCACCTTGTTGTTGCAGCGACCGCGAAGAAGGCGGTC